TTCTCGGAGCATTCGCCGCCGACCACCTGACGGTTCGCTGACATGCCACGGCAGGATCGCTTTCTGACCGACAACCAGATGGCGCGGATGAGAGACCTCGCCATGCTCGGGATGGTCACCCCGGTCGTCATCGAGCGGCGGGCGGAAGCTGCGATCCCTGCCGGGGGCGACTACGGCGACGACTTCCTCTCCTACACCCAGACCGTCGAGACCAGGCGGACCGAGGTCAGGGGATGGTTCTACTCGACCCCGACCCCGGTCCAACAGGTCGACACGGGCCAGATCGTCACGGTCAACACCTACCGCCTCTTCCTCCCTGTCGGTACGGACGTCAAGGCCGGCGACCATGTCCATGTGGCGACCGATCCCATCGATGACTACACCGTCAGCGACACGACAGCGGAGGGATCCTGGCTGCCGCTCCTGACATGCAGTCTGAGGAAGAAGGAATGAACCTTGAGGGGCTCGGCCAGGCGATCCTCGAGGCGGCGGCCCAGGCCCTCGGAAGCGGGGCACAGCTCGTCGAGGCAAGGGCGAAGCGCCACGCACCGGTACGGAGCATCTTCGCCGGCACGCCGACTGCGGGCGGAGTGGAGGACATCGGCTTCCTGACCATCGGTGAGGCCATGTCGGAGCGGTCCTCCATGGTTCGCGCTGGCCTTCCTCCGCGCTCCACGTCCAGCGTCACCACCCGGGAGGCTCCGGTCTGGTGGCAGGAGCGTCGGATGTCGAACGCCCAGGCCCTGCTCGATGCGGGCTCGTACATGAGTCGCAAGCAGGAAAACATGGCGAAGGCAGCCGACCAATACATCGAGCCGACCCCCTACATGCTCTCGAGCAGGGGCGCGTCGGAGGTCCGCAGCAGGCGGGCCCTCTTCTCCACCTGGGGACACCAGCACATTGGTGGGCGTCTCCGGGACTCCATTCGTGCCCAGAAGGCGGTCATCTCCGGGAGCGGGGCGGAAGCATGGGTCCTCGCGGGCGGCGATCAAGCGCCGTACGCGAGATACCAGGAGTTCGGCACGGTCAAGATGCGTGCCCACCCCTTCATGCGTCCGGCCGCAGAAGAGAGCCGGGAAGACGTAGCAGCCCTCATCTCGGCTGCCGTCAAGCGAGCCTCCCGCACAGGGGCTGGCAGGGCGCAGATCAACATCGTGGTGCGGTTGTGAAGGAGGAGGACTGATGCCGGGGTTCGTGCTCGACGCGCTCGTCAGGCGCCCCACATCAACCAGTGCCTCCGTCAAGCGAGCGGTCGTGCGGGCGCTCCGCGCCTCACCCTCCCTTGTGTCCGCCATAAGAGGCGGCATCCACGAGGGGATCGCTCCCCGCAAGGTCAGATACCCGTTCATCACCTACCAGCTCGTGGCCGCCCCATACCAGTACGACTGGACGGGCGTCATGTTGCGGGTGCTGATCGACGTCTCGATCTTCGCGGAGAACCCCGTCGATGCCAACAACATCGACGCGCTCGTTTCCGGGGCACTCAACGATGCAGTGCTGAACGTGGACGGGCAGACCAGCCTGCTTTGCCGCCGGGTCGCGGATCTGCCGACGGGGCCAGACATCGACTCCGAGGGGAAGCGCATCTACCAGGTTGGAGGCTCGTACTCCATCTGGACCGATCAGTCGCTGTAGGAGAAAACCAATGGCGATTGACGGGAAGCTTCATGGCAAGAACGGCGCCATCTACATCAACGGATCCAAGGTCTCGAACAAGACCGAGTGGACCCTGAACATGGCCCGGGACTATGCCGACGTCTCCACCTTTCGCGATGCGAACAAGGTGTACGCCGCTGGTCTCATGGACATCTCGGGGACTTTCTCGGGATTGCTCGACGTAGACGGAGATCTCGCTCTCCAGAGCAACGATGGGACTGCCTACACGGTAACCCTGTATGCCGAGGACAGCACGATCTCTGTCGCCTACGGGCCCGCGTTCGTGGATGCCTCCGTGACGGCCAGCATTTCGGATGCGGTCCGCATCTCTGGCAACTTCAAGGCTGCCGGGGCGTGGACGATCAGCTAGAGGATGTGCTTCCAGACGCCCCTGCGGTGAGTGGCCGCGCCACGAAGAGTCTCGGAGTTGACTCCGAAATCCCTCGCGATGCGAGTCCACGGAACCCCAATGGCATGGAGGCGCTTCGCCTCTAGGACTTGTTCCTCGGTGAGAACGGAGGAATGGTGGGCGGACCCTCGGGCCTGCGTGCCATCCCTTGCCCGGTCGCGGTTGTTGTCACCCTTTGTCCCGATCATCAAATGCTCGAGACGGACGCAATGCCGCGTGTGGCACGGTCCATGCCGAACCACTTCCCCGGGCCGCAACGGTCCATGTACACGGATCCACGCATAGACATGGGCTCCGATGTACTTCCCCTCGAACCAGAAGTTGGCGTAGCCAGTGCTGGCAAGGGCTCCAGTCCAGAGATGGCAGTCCCCTGACCGGTCGATGACGGTGTCGAACCGCTCGTCGGCGGATCGCCGCTCGTAGATGCCTGAGGGCATTGAGGTCACCTCCAGGGGTGATCTTACCATGACACAAAGGAAGTGTACCTGTGGCAACAGGCGCTGGGACGAAACTTCACGGCAAGAACGGGGCCATCTACCTCGGTGGCCTCAAGGGCACCGGGGTCAAGATCACGACCAAGACCGAGTGGACGCTCAACCTCTCCCGCGACTACGTCGATGCCACCGTCTTCGGTGACAGCAACAAGACGTACCTCGTGGGCCTCAAGGACATCCAGGGCACCTTCGCGGGCCTCCTGGACGTCTCTGGCGACTACCAGGTCAACGCGGCGAACTCGGACGCCATGAGCATCTACCTGTACGCGGACGACCGGGGCTCGCAGGAGCTCCTCATCGCCCACGGCCCGGGCCTCATGGACGCTTCGATCACCGCGTCCGTCACCGACGCGATCAAGACGACCGGCAACTTCCGGGCTGCCGGCGCCTGGACCGTCTTCACCAGCGGGACCCTCACCTAATCTCGTAGCATCCACGCTGGAGGCGGCCGAAATACAGGCCCCTCCCGGCTGTCAGCCGCCTCCAGCGCAGGGAGTTCGCGATGGGATACTTGTTCAAGACGATCCGGTCAGGGGTGTATAAGCCCGCCGGTACTGTTGAAATCCCCTTCCTTGGAGCCAAGGTCGGGGAGCTCACCAACTGGACGCTTCAACGGCGTGGAGATCAAGGCCGGGATGCCGGCCTCTACGATCTTCACGCCGTCTTTTCATTCGTGAGCGACGCGCTCTGGAACGATGACGAGTACGGCAAGGTCATCTTCCTGAACCTGGCGCCGCACAAGCAATACAGGGTCGAGAAAGATCCCGAAGCCCGAACGGTACGGGAGGGACGGACCCTATTGATCGAAGGGATAACGATCCATGACACCTCGCGCAGCTAGCTCGATCACTCCCGATTTCCTCGAGGAAGAGGTCACCGTCCGTGGCGTGACGTATCGCCTCCGCGAGCTCTCCATCGGTGACTACGACGAGCTCGTGAAGAAGGCGACCACGAAGACGACCTCTCCCATGACCGGCGCGGAGGACGAGGTCATCGACAATGCCCTCCTCCTGAAGCTGATGGTCCTGCGCTGCTCCGTTGACCCGAAGCTGACGCCGGAATCCCTCGCTGGCCTTCCGATGCGGGTGGTCCTGAAGCTGAACCAGACCGTCAACCGGATGCACTACGGCGATGAGCCGGAGACCGAGAAGAAGGCCGACGACGCGGGCGATGAGGAGACCCCCAAGGGAAACGCCTGACCACTCGTGACCTGATCTTCCGTATCGCGAAGGCATACGCGAAGTGGCCTCACGAGGTAGCGGCACTCCCTTTTCATCTCTACCTCGCCTTGCGCGAGGACTGGATCAAATCGAACACAGTCGCCGCAGAGGGCGACAAGCTCGCAAGCGTCGACGACGTCATCGAGTTCAACGCTGAGACTTTCAAGGGAGAGTCGGTGTAGCGCCCGGGAGAGATCCCCATGCCAGGTGAGACGGGCGAAGTCAGTAGCATCGGCGTAAAGCTGACCCTCGATGCCGGGGAGTTCATGGGTGGCATGAAGGCCGCCCAGGGCTCTCTCAATACGTTCCAGCAGCAGGCGGCCAAGGCGGGGTCCGGGGCCGGCCAGCTCAAGGCCGGGGGCGGAAAGCAAACCG